AGACACCACTTATGGATTAAAGGGAATGCCACCACCTGATGCAGCACCACCGGGTGAGCCACAGACGTTTGCAGGTCAGGCATTTGCGGCTGGTAAACAAGCAATAGGTGATTTCTATAATGCCGCTAAAGAGGCCATCGGAGATCTTGCAGACTTCTTGACTCCAGAGCAGGCGAAGGTTGTAGCGAACGCTACTCCGGCAGAGCAGGAACAAATAAAACAAGACCTTGGGGTTAGTCCACCTTCCATAGCTGCTCAAGAAAAGCTTGTGGATATATTCAGCATGGGCACCACTCCCGCTCCAGTAGACTCCGTTGAGGCACAAGCTGCCCAAGATACTCAGAGCTTAGGTTTGGCAAGTCTTGGAACGCCCGACGAGTTAAGCGGAGTTCCTATGTCTGGAACCGTACCAAGTAGAACTTTAGGATCTCTTGTAGACGCACTTCCAGACGCACCGTCTCTTGATATGCAAAGCATACCAGGCTTTACTCAAGATGCATTGACTGGTAGTCAAATTCCAGGGACTCAATTCTCTGGTGGCTTTGGTAGTGGAGACGGTCCTGACGAAAGAATAGGAGACGGTCCGCCACCAGATACGGACAACCCATATTTGTATGATCCAACAACAACTGGTGGATATTATGATTATGGAACTTTTGGTCCATATGATGACAGAGTTGTTATTCCGACAGAGGAGGTTTTAAAAGAACGATTTAACTTAGTTATATAGCAAGGGGAACAAAATGGATGTGGTATCTTTTATAAAAGACTATCAAAAGATATTGATTAACCGTGTAGATGATATTAGTCTTTCGATCACAAGCGGTGGAGTAACAGACTGGGAAGACTACAAAGCAAGAGTTGGTGAAATACAGGGTGTCACCTATGCTCTTGATGAATTGAAGGCCCTGCTAAAGAAAGTGAAGTATATCGATGACACTGATCGTACCTGAATATGTCCTAGCGCAACGAGCCGCAAAACAAAAAGCCGAAAAAGACGCAGAAGCGAAATCCTTAAAAGATAGAATGCCACAGCCCACAGGGTGGAGGATCCTTGTCATGCCTTATATGGGCAAGGAGAAGACGGACGGTGGTGTCTATGTTCCCGATAAAGTAAGAGAACGAGAGTCACGGGCCACGGTGGTGGCCTATGTGGTTAGACTCGGGCCTCTTGCTTATCAGGACAGGGATAAATTTGGTGATAATGACCCTTGGTGCAAGGAGGGAGACTGGGTTTGTATTGGCAGATACGCCGGATCCAGATTCAACATCGAGGGCGGAGAGGTTCGTATTATTAATGATGACGAGGTCATCGCAACCATCGTTGATCCTGACGATGTTAAAAACTATGGAGCGTAGCAATGGCAGAAGCTGCAAAGAAAACTACTGATTTGTCCGCTGATCTTGAAGAGGAGCAGGGGCAAGAAGTAGAGGTAGCCGAGGAGGAGACTCAGGAAGAGCAGGCTGAACAGGAAACAGTTGAGCAGGTTTCTGAGGAGGGAGAAGAGCAGAAGGACGAAAAAGAGGAAGAGCTTGATCAGTATTCAAAGAATGTTCGTGATCGCATAAGCAAGATTACTCAGAAGTATCGTGATGAAGAAGCTCAAAGAATAGCAGCGGTCGAGTTTGCTCAGAAAGTAAAAGAGCAGAATGACGAGCTTAGACAGCGCTTGACAGCACTTGATCAGTCTTACGTTGGTGAGTTTGGCACTCGTATACAATCACAGATTGATGCTGCAAAAGTGGCGTATCAGAAAGCTTATGACGAGGGTGATGCGGATGCGATGTTCGAGGCTCAGAAGAATCTGAGCAGGCTTGCTTTGGAGGAGGCACAAGTAGAGCAGGCCAAGAAAAGGCAGGAACAGCAGGCCGCTGCTCCTAAACAAGAACAGCAGCAGCAACAACCACAGCAGCAGGTAGCACCAAAACCAGACCCGAAAGCAGAAGCTTGGGCGTCGAAAAACGAGTGGTTTGGTCAAGATCAAACAATGACTTACGCTGCTTTTGGTATTCATAGACAACTTATCGAAGATGAAGGGTTTGACCCATCGTCGGATGAGTATTATACTGAACTTGATCGTAGAGTCCGTTCGGAGTTTCCACAGAAGTTTGGAGGCTCTAAAGACAAAGGACCCAGAGTCGCCTCTGCTGAGTCCACGGCTTCTAAGTCGTCTACGAAAAAGGGGCGCAGAACAGTCAAGTTGACTCCTTCGCAGATTCAGATAGCGAAGAGGTTAAATGTTCCGCTCGAAGAATATGCAAAGTATGTCAAGGAGTAGTAAAATGACTGGTTCTATTAAGAGAACGCCTCGCGATGCGGAAACTCGCGCAAAGACCCAAAGGCGCAAGCCATGGGCACCTCCATCAAAACTGGAGGCTCCAGAAGCACCCGCAGGGTACAAACATCGTTGGATTCGTACAGCCATTCGTGGTGAAGATGACAAGATGAATGTGACTACAAAAATGCGTGAAGGGTGGGAACCCGTTCGTGCAGATGAATATCCAGAACTCGAGGGTAAATTTCCTACCATCGAAGAAGGTGCTCATCAGGGTGTGATAGGAGTTGGCGGTTTGATGTTGGCTAGAATACCTGAAGAAACGGTTGAAGAGAGAACTGAATACTTCCGGGAGCAGACCCGTACACAAATGGATGCCGTGGATCAAAACTTGATGAGGGAACAACATCCCTCAATGCCTATTCATTCGGATAGGAAAAGTCGTGTATCATTCGGGGGAAAGTCAAACGATTGACCCTCACATTTGATAAGGAGTAAGCAATGGCAAACACTAATGTTGCCTTCGGCTTGAAGCCGATTAATATGCCCGGTGGCTCTCCAGCTACTCAAGGCACTAATGCATACTTCATAGACAGTGGTGCAAGCGCGATCTTCCAAGGATCAATGGTTAAGGCCGATAACGGTGGTGAAATCGTTATCTGTTCTGCTACCGGAGATACTCAAGCTCCCGTTGGTGTATTCGCTGGCTGTGAATATGTTTCATCTGTGACTGGTAAAAAAGTGTTCTCAAATACATGGCCTGGTTCGGGTGCAGACACAAACTTTGATATTATCGGGTTTGTGCATGACAACCCGCTACAGCGTTATATTATTTGTACAGACGCTACTTTTACAAATCGCGCAACTGCGATTGCTGCTATCTTCGAGAACTCTCAGTTCGATAGCGGTGCAAGCGGTAGCACAACCACAGGTATTTCTAGTGCAAAGCTTGATGTTGCTACTCTGGATTCTTCTAATGCTTCTCTTCCTCTGAAGATTGTGGGCATTCATGATGATCCTGAGAACGAGGACTTCACTGCTGCTGGTATTCCTATGATTGTGATGCTTAACAATCACGCTCTGCTTCAGTCTGATTCTGAAGCGGCTATTTCATAAGGGAGTGTAGATATGGCTATTTCTCGCGCACAACTCGCCAAAGAACTAGAGCCTGGTCTTAACGCTCTCTTTGGTATGGAATATGGACGTTATGAGGGTCAACACGCGGAGATCTTCGACACCGAGGCATCTGATCGGGCGTTTGAAGAAGAAGTGATGTTGTCAGGATTCGGCGCTGCTCCTGTTAAACAGGAAGGTGCAGGCGTAGCATTTGACGATGCGAACGAATCTTTCACTGCTCGTTACAATCACGAGACAGTGGCAATGGCTTTCTCAATCACTGAAGAAGCTGTTGAAGACAACTTGTATGACCGTCTGGCTTCACGCTATACTCGTGCACTCGCACGTTCCATGGCACACACAAAGCAGGTCAAAGCTGCTGCTATCTTGAACAATGCGTTTACTGCTGGTGCTTCTGCTGGTGGTGACGGTGTTGCTCTTTGTGATGCATCACATCCATTGACATCAGGTGGCACATTCAACAACGAGCCAGCAACCGCTGCTGACCTCAATGAGACTTCTTTGGAAGACGCATTGATTAGCATCGCTGGATTTGTTGATGAGCGTGGCTTGATCATTGCTCTTCGTGGAATGAAACTGATTGTTCCACGTCAACTGCAATTTGTTGCAGAGCGTCTGCTCGTATCAAACCTACGGGTTGGAACCGCAGACAACGATGTCAACGCTATCAAGTCAATGGGCATGCTTCCTGAAGGTTATGTGGTTAACGACTACTTGACCGACACAGACGCATTCTTCATTAAGACTGATACACCGAATGGCTTTAAGCACTTCGAGCGTTTGGCATTGTCAACTGCTATGGACCCAGACTTCGACACTGGCAACATGCGTTACAAAGCTCGTGAGCGTTACAGCTTCGGCTTCTCTGACCCACGTTGCGTGTTTGGTTCACCAGGCGCATAAACTCTAGTTAAGAGCTAGAATGAAGGGGCGGCTATTCAGTCGCCCTTTTTTCTGTTACCGTAAATAATCTCTTACGCATGGAGATACCTCCCTAGACTCGGAGAGGCTGTTGTAATTGCAGCCTCTCTCTTTTTGGTGTATGTTATATTTATCCTGACAGACTCACTGGGAGTCTGACGCTAGCCAAGACAGGAGATAGACATGGCTACAACTACCTTTTCAGGTCCAGTCCGCTCTAAAAGCGGTTTTAAAGTAATCAATGAAAGCTCAACCACTGGTGCAATTACAGAAACTGGTTTTTCTGTAAACGCAACAGGTCAGCTTATTTCAATGGGAACACGCAAGATTCAATCTTTTGCGGGAACACTAGCGGGTACAGACACTAGCACGGCATATGCTGACGGTGACTGTCTCGTAGAACTAGGAACATTAAATGTTGACGCTCCAGATGACCTGGTTACGCCAAGTAAAATTTTCATTCACAGTGCACTAATCGGTATCACAACTGCTGCTGGTCAGACATTGGCTGGAAATCTTGCTCTTAGTTCAACAAGTGGAACAGCTACTAACGCGGCTGTGAGTGGTACAGAAATTGTTGGTGCTGGCGTTACGTCATTCAATGATCAGTTGAGCGCCACACAAAGCATCACTGAGATTGACATCAACTTTAATGACACCGCTGGTAATTATCACATTTTCAGACCTTATGTGACTGCCGCTGTCGCTAATGTGCATCTATATGCTCGTGCCACAACGACTTTAAATGCGGATGCAACAGCAGGACGTTTTACTGTTGAACTAGAATACTCAGTATTCTAAGGAGGCTGTAATGGCAGACGCTGTAACATCACAGACGCTTGTTGATAACCCGAAAACAGCAGTTTTAAAGTTCACTAACGTATCCGATGGTACAGGTGAGAGTGCTGTTAAGAAGGTTGATGTGTCTGCTTTGTCTGCAAACATAGACGGCAGCACATGTACAAGAGCCACAATCGAGAAGATTTGGTGGCAGTGTAACGGGATGAAAGTAAAGATTCTATTTGATGCCAGCACAGATGATTTCTGTATTGAGCTTGGAGAGAATCAAAGTGGATTTCATGATTACACACCTTTCGGAGGGCTGACTAATCCTGCAAGCTCTGGTGTGACGGGAGATATTATGTTCACAACTGTGGGGCATTCTTCTGCCGATACATACACCATTATCTTGCAAGTGCAGAAGAGCTACTAACAATGGCTCGTAAACGCGCAAAGATGCCCCCGCGCAACAAAAAGAATTTCCGCCCCACTAAATCTGGGGCGGGGATGACTGAGGCTGGTGTTAAGGCTTATCGTAGGGCTAATCCGGGATCTAAGTTAAAAACAGCAGTCACTGGTAAAGTTAAGCCTGGTAGCAAAGCTGCTAAGAGGCGTAAGTCTTTCTGCGCTAGAAGCGCCGGACAAATGAAAAAGTTTCCAAAAGCTGCTAAGAATCCTAACAGCAGACTTAGACAAGCAAGACGGAGATGGAAATGTTGAATGCTCAGTTTGTAGCAGGAACCATCTTTGTTGCTTTTGTAGGCGCATGTATTGCTGGTCTGACATGGATATCCTCCACACTTATTGAGGTTGATAAGAACGTAGCTGTCATTGCAGTCAAAGTTGATGCAAACAGTCACAAGATTGACGAACTTCACACTATGATACGACCAATGTGGGAAGAGTTTACGGGAAGGACATACGATGGCAATCTCGCGAGGCTCGATGAGCAAACAGATATCCAATCCACCACAAAAGAAAAAGTGGAGTTCAAAA